GCCACGCAACCAACGTTTAACGATGCCGGGGGAACTACAACCGACGGCACCGTGACCTGGACGGATCAGGGCTATAACCCGGGCCCAGCGACCCCGGTGACCGCGCAGTTTAATTTCTACTTCCGCGTGCACTTCGAGATGGATCAGCAGGACTTCGAAAAGTTCATGGGCTTCATCTGGACGATCGGCGGATCGGGGAGCAAGAACGGTTCCGGAATGCTGAAGATCGCGAGCTCGCGGGCGGCGCTGGTATGAAGCAATGCATCGGTGGCGCCGGCACCGACACAACGGCCGCGGCACTGGCCTTTCTCAAAGGCGGCAATGAGGTGCGCCTCGCCGATCTCTATCTGCTCGGCGAGCTCGAGGATCCGAACGCCATCTGGGTCACGAACTGGGAATCCCCGCTTACCTGGACGCCATGGGGCACCTTCAAACCCACGGTGATCAAGCGCGGGACGGTCACGACGAAGATTGGCCTCGAAGTTGCGGCGCTCGATGTGACCTGGTCGCCGAAGCTCGGAGCCTTCGGGCAGACGGTAGCGACGGCGAATTTTTATCAGAAGGCATGGCTCGGGCTTTACCGCAATTGGAAGGTGCGCATCTGGCGCACCATCATGCCGACGCCAGGCGATGCGAACACGTACGGCGCTTACGAGCTCTTCGGGGGGCGGGTAGCGCAAACGGAGGTCGTTCGCGGCGCAATCAAGTTCACGGTGAACAGCTTTCTCGATTGCGTCAACGAGCTCGTGCCTCCAAACGTCATCGAGACGACCAATATTCTTGCCGGCTACAGCGGAGCAACATCGGTGCTTGCCGACAGCGAAACAAGCCTTCCGCAGTTCACGGTCGTCGCGCCGTCAAGCACCACGAACATACTGGCCGATGCGACGTCGCCGACAGCCGGCAAAATCTACGGGTTGAACAAACTCCGGTTCGGCTATATGTACTTCAAATCAGGGTCCACGCTGGCCGGCGCATTCTCGGCGATCGCGCAAAATTCCGATTTCAACGCCGGCGGCGGCGTGCATCACAATCAGTTCCTCGTCTACGCGCCTTTCCCGTGGGCGCCTTCTCCCGGCGACACGTTCTATGTCTCGACGCAGTTCCCGGTCGACCAGGCGAACTCGCCGTACTTCGGATTTCCGTTTGTACCCGCTCCGGAGGCCGCGGTTTGAGATGATCACGCCTTTCAATCCGGTCCTCAAAGACGGCATCGTCTACCNCGANCAGTGGGAGCTCGCCGATCGGGAGAAAGTCATCGCCGAGGCGCGCACGTGGATCGGAACGCCCTACCACACAAACGCGAGGGTCAAAGGCGCCGGCTGCGATTGCGCGACGCTTCTTTTCATGGTCTACCACGCATGCGGCCTCGTTCCAGACGAAGACACCGGAATTTTCTCGGGCGACTGGTGGTGTCACGTAAGCGACGAAATCTATATGCGCCGCGTCGTGCGTCACGCTCACAAAGTTGCTGAGGCCATCAGCTACGCGACTCTTAGCGCGAAGCCTGGAAACATCGTCCTCACGCGATGCGCGGAAAGCCGAGTGTACAACCATGCCGGCATCGTCACCGCGTGGCCGAAGCTGATTCACGCAATGGACCCGGCGGTCGAGGAAGTAGATGCCACGCAACACTGGGCGTGGAATTTCAGGACCGTCACAGTCTTAGATCCGTGGGAGAAGCAGCATGATCGGGGGTAAATCACAATCGCGCACAAAGCCGACGGCGCTCGGCACGATGCTCAATGCATCGACGTACGGCGCGACCATCCCAACGATCTTTGGGACGGTGAAGTCGCCGCTGCTCGTCATCTGGGCTGCAAATCTTCGCAAGGGCGGCAGCGGGAAAAAAGGCAAGCTCGCGAAGAAGAAAGGCGCGCCGCCGACTTACGTTGAGAATTGCGATTTCCTCATCGGCTCGAATCCGATCGAAGGGTGCTTGCAGGCGTGGCTCAACAATAACCGCTACCCGCTGAACTTCGTCAGGTACGACACGACGATTCCGGCTGGCGGCACGGTGACGATTCCGGACGCCAATTTTTATTTCGTCGTCGGCGTGACGGCCGAAGTCTCACTCAGCGGCACATTCAACGACTATGGCGGCCAGGGTTCGCAGGCCTGGGGCCCGACGGTCTACGAGTATCCGCTCTGGAATGCAGCAAACCATGGTCCGGACCTTGTCGATGCCTCGGTTGCGCGCTGGTGGCCGTGGGTTTTTAAGTGGGTTTCGGCCGACGGCGCAACGGTAACTTTTCCGTTCATTCAAGCATTGCTCGCGCCGAGCTACGGTTTGCCGAACGCCAACGGCAACCTGCATATCTACTACGCGCAGCTTTCTGCGTCCTCGCACACGCAAGTTCCGATCACCTTGAACCGCATGGCTTTCGAGTCGAAGCTCGGCAGCGGCAGTGAGTATTCGAACGCAGGGCTCTCTTCGCAGCAGATCATCTACCCCTACTACGCCGGCCTCGGCTCTTCCAACATGGATCTCGGCGTTACCGGACTCTTGCCCGATACGCGAATCGAGGTCAAGGGCAGCTACGCGCTCTATTCGCGCGGCGATGCGGATTTCTTCGACATGATCGAAGACGTGCTCAAAAGTGGAATGCTGCAAGTCGGCTCGCAGGTGGGGCAGATTCATCGCGGAGTGAACCTCAACGACCTTCCGGGGCCAGTGCAAAAAAATCTTTTCCGCCAGCTCGAACCGTTTAATAGCGTCCCTCTTCGCTACAACCAGGCGAACAACGCGGGGGATATTCTCATCGGCTTCTGCAGTTGGCGTATTGCAGCCGCTGGCACAAATCCAACGATTGGAGACACCGCCGGAAATACATGGACGCCGATCTTTCAAACCGGCTCGCAGCTAAACGTCGGCATGTGGTACGCGAGCGCGCTCGCCGCGGCGGCGGGCAACGTCGTGACCTTCAATTATCACGGCGGCGGAACGGGGTACGACTCGCACCCTTATATCCTCGAGATGGATTCGGGCTCGACGTCGGTCGATGCAACCAATTCAGCAACCGGAAGCACATCCGCCGCGCAAACGGTGAGCTGCTCGATCACGACGAGCGGCCCGGCTTACATTGTGGCGATGTTTGATACCCAGGCGAACTTCGTAGGTGCTCTGCCAAGCCCTTCTTCGCACTGGAATAATTTATTCAGCAAAGATGACAACACGCAGTCAGGTGTGTTCGGCCGCTACGTAGCAGCCGCGGGCACCTACACATTCTCGATCCCGATAACCGGCGCCGCGCCCTGGGCGATCGCGATGATTGCCCTGAAGGGTGCCCAAACNGCACCGCCCTATCCGAAAGCGCTCGGCAATATCCTCGATCCAGCGACCGCGCTCACCGCGCGCACCGGCTGCCGCGCGAACGGATTGATCGGAAGCATCTCGATGGATGCGCAGAAAAAGGCCGCGGACTGGCTGGCCGAGTTTTACGCGTGCGCGAACACAGCGCCGGTCTGGTCGGGGTTCCNGTCTGAAGTCGATCTTTCGCAGCGAGGTTTCGGTTGCCGGCAATGGCGTTGTGTATACGGCCCCGACCGCGTCGGGTCCGGTGCTNAANGTNACCGAGAANATGCTNATCGGCGAAAAAGGCGGTCCGCTCATCACGATCATCGATAANACGCCGAGCGTCGATCAAGACAACATCTTGCAGTTGCAATTTATCGATCGCACGAGCGACTACAACCCGAGCACGGCCGCATGGCCCGAGCAATCGAGCGTTGCAATTTATGGCCCGCGGAAAGCATCGCCCAAAGTCCTGAACGAAATCATGGATCCGGTCGTCGCGCGGAAGCTACTCGCGATCGAGGCGCGCCGCAATGCCTACGTCGTCCCGAAACTCTACAAGTTCAAGGCCCAGGCGAAGCTGCAACTGCTCGAGCCGATGGACCTCATCACCATCAATGATTCGCTCCTCGGGATCACGGCCCTCCCAGTGCGGCCCACATCGATCGCCGAGGACGCGGATCACAATCTCGATTTCGAATGCGAGCCGTTTCTGTACGGCGTGCACGCTCCCGATTCCTTGAGTGTGACGCCGGCAGCACCCTACCAACCGGCCTTGAACGCGGATCCCGGCAGCGTTAACACACCGATCATCTTCGAGCCTGTCCCGCGGCTCGCCGGCC